GGTATGGTCTGTACCAGGATCAGTATTAGAACCAGCGCTCATCAATTCACTTAGTTTAAATATTCTAGGATTGCCATCATCGTCCAGATAATGATCCTCACAATCTTTACAACAGGTTTTGGCTGGAATAACAGCTACATAAGAGTCTGGTCCATCAGAATTCTCATAGATATCAATCTTGTTTGCGATAGTCTGGGCAGTACCAGAAATCTTTGCTGCATGTAATTCAGTTTGAGCTGCTGCTTTCCAATTCTTCTTATTAGAAGATTGAAGCTTATTTGCCAAATCTGAAGTCAGCTCTTGTGCTGCTTTCTTGTATGCAGCAGTTAGATTAGATGCGTCTACTTTATTTGTAATTGCATCTGATACGGCTTTACCTAATGCTTGAGCTAAAGAAGCATAGGTCTTGTTAGCGATGGTATCTGCGACTGTTTTTAACGACAACACTGCACGTAGACGAGCTTGTTCTATAGCAAGATTTTCTACCGCAGAAGTTTTGCCATCTTTCTTAGCTACAGCTTCTTGATAGTTTACCTTGGTATATTCTGTGCGCTTCATTATTGCGCGCATTCTTCCTAAAAAGAAAGACGTATCTGTTAAGTCTAGCGACTCATCCATTGGAAGTTTGCCATAATTCTTTAGCTCCTCAACTTCCAACTTAGTAAGTGCTGACTCTCCCAAAGTCGCGTATATAAGCCAATTTGCATGGAGCTTTACAACGCGTTTTAGCTCCTGCATTTTATGGGAGAAAGACTTAGCCATTCGCCAACTATATCAGGTATCGATCTTCGCGCCAGTCCACGTAACAAGGTCTTGAATACGAGTTCTCAAATCATCTAGTGATTTCCTAGTTTCTTCTTGCATCTTTTGCTTACTTTCAGCATCCGGATCTGAACCGCCTTTGTATGCAAGATAAGACTTCACTACCATTGATGGATCTTCAGGATCTTGCTTTGGTTGTTTTGGACGCTCATCATACTTCTCAACCAAAGAACCCTTAACCAATTCTGGACGAATTGTAAGAGCAGGATCCGCTGGACGTAGCCTTGTAACAGGTGTTACAGTATGAGGCGTGCCATCAGCCAAACGCTGACGTTGTATTGGAGAAAGCTCCTTTACAACTGTTTCAGGTTCAGTTAACTTGAAGAGTGGATTTTCGGGAGTTGGACGTAATGGCTTAGGAGACCATCCTGTGTTCATATTCATTCTTCCTTATCTAGCAAGATTCTTGCTACTTCTTTTTGCAAACTATTGATTGCAGTATCAAACACTGCCTCAACTTGTCTGATTAATTCCTTCTCAGCTGGATTCTCTAATTCTATTTCATTTTGCTGCTTATCTGCAAGCTTTTGAAGTCCAGCACCTACTTTGCGTAATTGACTTGGAGAAAGATTAGTCTTGACCTTCATGAACGAGTTGTAGCCCTTCCTGGATCACCACCACCGCCCAAACCAGCATTGTAATTCATTTCAGCAATCAAGTGTGCTGATACCTTAGAAGCAATAAGCATTACCTCCCAAGGTGCTAACTTTAGATGAACAGCTGTAAGTGGCTTTGCTAGACGTGGATCCACAAAGTCAAATGCAAGAGGAAACAAAATACCAAGAACAAGCTTCTCCAGCTCTGTTAATGCCATTTGATCCTTTACTTTATGAATCATATCAACAACTACATGTTTTGCTGCTTCTACATCTAGAGAACCATCTGGATTACGACGAAATAGTACATTTCCAAGGTTTCTATCACCAGGTGCTCTAAACTGAGGTTCCATTCTAGCTTCAGGAACAGACTCAGTGAGCTGATAATCTATGGATTTATTTAAGCCCACTTCTTGACTCTTCAAGAGTTCCGAATTCTCAGCAATGAAACGAACGGGAAGACGTGGAAAATGTGACATGTTCATATCCTTACATACAAGCGAAGGCTCTTCGCTACTTTTTCTTTATCCTTGGAAAGCAAACCTAGCTTTCTAGAAGCAGGTTGGTGAACGATACTGCCGGTATGTTTATCCTTGCTTTCTTCGTGTTCCCTTTTTACCTTGCGCTCAAGTTCTTTCGCTGCTTTTGAACGACCTCTACCTTGAAGGTACTTCTCATACTCTTCTTCAGATTCAAAGTAACGATACTTTGGAGAACCGTCTTTTTCGTAGCCGATCTGTACACGAGCAACGTACTTTCCACCACGTTGCTCACCTCTGCCGCCAGATATATTTGTAGGTTTATCTGGGTCTTTGGAGTCTTTGGACTTTGTAAGTTCCTCGCGTAGATACAGCATTTCAACGTCTCCAAATAGGCAAAGCTTCACCGCTAATATTAGCAATAGCTTCACAACGTGGGCAGGCAGATATACTCTTGTGAATATATCCACAACCCTCACATGCTGTCATAAAATCAGGAGCAAGTGGTGAAGCTGCTTGAGCGGGAGTAGCTATGTGTGCAGTAGGAACTGTTGGTGGTTCAAAAGGACGAGGCACTGAAAACATCTGGACTTCCTGAGTAGTAAATTCAGGGTCAGGTGTTGCAGTAGTTTCTGTCTCAACTACTGGACGCTCAGTATGGCGCTTCATCATAGATAACATACGAGCTGTCAACCCTTTTAGGATTTCTACAGCATCCTTGCAACTATCACACTTTTCATCCTTAGGATGGTTACACTTCTCTGCCATACTATCGTCCTTTCGAAAAGACTTATCCATTCGCTGAATATTAGCAGATGTATCTGCTAAGAACAAGTGCTTGATTAATTTGCCTTTATATTTAATAAGTTTTTCCTTGAATTCTTCGATACTTATTTCTTTCATAGATCCAAAGAATCTAGGATCATTGTAGTGCTTCAAGTAAGCTTCTTTAGCTGATGCTGCAGAGGTAAATCCAAGCATTATTTTCTGCTCATCAACTTCGGTAAATTCAGGTCTTTTCAATTGCGTAATAATAAATACTTTAGTAGAAGATTCATTTGGGCCTACAAATACATCTACCTCATCACCATCTAAACCTAAGGTGCCTCGTATATATCCATAAGGATATTTCATCTTAGTAGAACCATGTTCATCTGCATTGGGATCATACCAATAACGCCTTGAACCAGCTCTATTCTCTATAGAGATAGGAAGCCCCTGAAACTCCATACGTCCATGGAGTTTCCTTGCTTTTACTGCATTTTCCAATTCTGAGAGCCTGAGAATCGTCATGTATTATGCCTATATACGTCCATCCACTCATCATCATCTAATGATATTTCTAGAATCTTAATATTGTCCAAAGACTTACTAAATCCATCAGAGTATTGTGGTCCAGTCTCAGATCTTTGTTCTTGTCCCTGTGGTTGTTCTTGTCCTCCGACATTAGCATCACCGCCGCCAGGTTGAGCTGCTCCTGACGCAGCAGCTAATTGCTTTGCCTGAAGATCCGCTTGAGCTCGCTGTTGTAGATATGTAGTATACGTTGGGTTCATAACCACGTCACCATATGGTACATCTGGCAAGTCTTCAGCACGTCGAATTTCGTTCAAAGTCTTATAGGAAGAAAGCTGTTCCTTACGCAATTCATGCTTCTCTTGCTCTGTCAATTCATCAAGACCAACAAAGTCAAAAATAAAGTGATCATCGATTTTAGCTACGATATGATCGTTTATCAACTTTGCAATGAAACGTAACATTGGCTTGAGACCACGGTCTCTTGATGCCTTCAGTTTCCATTCTTGACTAGATTCGAACAATGGAGTCTGCTGTACACCACCATGCATGTCAAAGTTCAATTCAGCGGGGTCAATCAAAAACACAGCACAAGTAATCTTGATAAGATACTCAATCCACATTGAGTATTCCATCTCTTGATTTGATGGATGTAAATCAATCCAGTCAATACCCTGTTCAGCTTGAATAATAGGTGTACGCCACGAATTCTCTACACCTTCAAGATTTGCACGCCATTGACGTTTAAATGCTTCTAACTGATCAGGAGTTAGATTGTCACCCTTGAAGTTTAAGATACCTTTAGGTGCAGACCCTTGCATGAAGAAACGTCTATTATACTCTTCTGCAAAAAGGTGAGCAGTTATGATGGTAATTAGCTGCTCTAGTTCTGAGTAGCCGTAGCCTTGAATGTATATATCAGTACGAGGATTTCTAACACCAAAGGCTAGCTCATTGCGATTGTACACGTTACACACAACACCATTCACAAGTTGAATATATGCTGGAATATCGTTAGTTTCGGGGCTCTTTACCTGCAATGTCTTATAAGGCATCATTGCATCTCTCATCAAAGCATTTGGAATCAACGTACCATGTTGAT